CTGCTGAGTTTGATTTGACTTACACGATGCGTTCTGTGGGTGAATATATGCGTGAACAAAAACAACGTAAAGAACTTTTGTTATCTAATTATACTGAAGGTCCAAAAATTCAGTTTAGTTTTGCTGGTTGCTACAAATACGATAAATTAAAAAAAGAAGGTTTAATTAATGACTGAATTGAAGGACTGGTTAAACTCGATTAATCAGACGAAGCAACACCTGATTGACGAAGATCCTTTACTTGAGAAGGAATATGCACCTTATATTATCAATCGCTGTCTGTCTGGGCACATTGATTGTATTATGTTTGCAAATGAAATGAATCGATATCATTTCCTCCCAAAGAAGATGCAATATGACTTCTTTATAAATAGTCTGAGGAAAAAGAAGAGATTTTCTCCCTGGCTCCGTCAAGATAAAATCAAAGACCTTGATTATGTCAAACGTTATTATGGTTATAGTAATGAGAAGGCAAAACAAGCTTTGAGGATTCTTACTAAAGAACAACTAACATTTATTAAATCGAAATTTGAAACTGGAGGATCAAAATGAGTGTCGTTCAAGAACCTGAAGTGAAGTGGACGCCCGAACAAATGGTGGAAGTGATTCTTAACGAACCTGATGACTTTCTAAAGGTACGTGAGACTTTGACCCGAATCGGAGTTGCTTCAAGAAAGGAAAAGAAAATCTATCAGTCTTGCCATATTCTACACAAGCAAGGTAGGTATTATCTCGTTCACTTTAAGGAACTGTTTGCTCTGGATGGCAAACACGCAAACTTGACTGTGAATGATGTTCAGCGTCGCAATCGTATTGCCCAACTTCTTGCAGATTGGGGATTGATTGAGATTGTTGATCTTAAAAAGATTCAGGATATTGCTCCTCTGAATCAAATTAAAGTCCTTGCTTATAAGGATAAGGGAGACTGGATTCTGGAAACCAAGTATAATATTGGATCCAAGAAGAAGAAAGTTGAGGATGCTGAGTGATGTCTTCGGGAAGTTTTGAATTTCGTTTTCGTCACCAAAACGAAGGTGCCGCCTGGCATAACAATCCTAATGCTAAGTTTGCTCTTCCCGATGAAGATGTAGAGATTAGATGTGATGATCCATATCTAAATGAAAATCAATTCCTAGAAATGGTTCGCAGATTTTTCATTGCTTGTGGGTATACCGAACAACAATGGAAAGATGCTTTAAAAGTTCATCTTAAAGAAGTGGAAACCGAATAAAAGAATTACGGGGTTCAACACCCCGTTTTTTGTAAGAAGTATTATAATTATATACGGATGCCGAAAGGGTCCACAAAACACAAACTCGCTTTTAAAGGAGCTACCATAATGACAAGTTCTACGAGATATACTGCTGCGGATCTTCCTGCTTTGATGGAACGAATTACCCGCAATAGCATTGGAATGGATGAATACTTCGATCGTCTTTTTAATCTTCACGAAACTACAACGAACTACCCCCCATATAACCTAGTACAAATAAATAATGTTGAATCCCATCTGGAACTCGCATTAGCAGGATTCAAGAAAGGAGAGGTAAATGTTTTCACAGAGTATGGAAAACTTTTTGTCGAAGGGCAAAAAGCAGATGCCGAATCGGATAGGACGTTTATCCACAAGGGAGTGGCTAGCAGAAGTTTTAAAAGAGCGTGGACTTTATCCGACGACACAGAAGTCCGTGAAGTCACATTTGAAGACGGACTTCTACGGATCGTACTTGGGAAAATAGTGCCAGACCATCACGCTCGCAAGGACTATCTCTAAATAAAAATAAAAATGAAATCTTTCCACCAATTTCTTAATGAAATAAAGACTATTTCATATCCAGCAGCAAAAGCACATAAGGTTTATCATAAAGGAAGAGTGACTAATGTAGGTGCTGGAAGAGCAGTTCCTATTAATCCTGGAAGTGGTGCTGGTGATGGTGGTGGAGGTAATGGTGACTAAATATCTTTGAATATCGTCGGCGCTATGCCACGGGAGGTAACTGGCAAAAACCAGTTGACACCTCCCTTTTTAATTTGCTATAATAGTAAGGAGAAGTACTGAACGCATGTCAATCAAATTAGTTATTCTGAAATCTGGGGAAACTGTTATTTCAGATGCAAAAGAGTTGATTGTTGAAGAAGATAAAATTGTTGGATATCTTCTAAACAATCCTTTTAAAATTACCAGTCAAAAGTCACTTCTTCTTACTGAAGAAGTGAAGGATAGTGATAGTATGGTCGAAATCACTATGTCTCCATGGATTCTTTTAACCTCTGATACTGCTATTCCAATCAAACCTGATTGGGTGGTTACAGTTGTCGAGCCAATGGAATCTGTTAAGCAAATGTATGAGGAGAGAGTAAATGCCTTTAAACAACAAACAGATCAAGGGACTTCTTCTGAAAGTTGATAACGTAGTTATCTGTGAAGTCATTGAGGTTGAGGCAGAACCAGGGGAACCTAACTGCAAAATAATCAATCCATATGAGTTCGTTGATGGTGAATTGGTTCCATGGCCAGAAGTATCTGGTCAAAATGAATTAATGCTTCGCTCCAGTGACATTCTTACTGTAGTTGAACCAAAAGAAGAAATTATTCAAAAGTATCTTGAACTAACTGCATAATGCGATTTTATACTAACGTCCAGATGGTCGGGGATCACTTCTTGGTCCGTGGTTATGAAAATGGAAAACATTTCATTACCCGTGAGAAGTTTAACCCGACTCTTTTTATCCCTGCAAATAAAAAAACAAAATATAAAACTCTTACGGGAGATTACGTGGATGAGATTCATCCTGGAACTGTCCGCGAATGTCGAGAGTTTATTAAAAAGTATGAGAATGTTGAGGGATTTAAAATTTATGGAAACGATAAGTACATCTATCAGTATATCTCTGAAACGTATCCTGAAGAAGAATTAAAGTTTGACATCAATAAAATTAAACTCACTACTCTTGATATTGAGGTTGCATCGGAGAATGGATTCCCTGATGTAGAGTCTGCTGCAGAGGAAGTTCTTCTTATCACAATTCAAGATTATGCTACGAAACGAATTCGTACCTGGGGTCTTGGACCTTTCAACAATCCAGGCAAAGATGTAGTCTATAAGCAGTTTTCTACTGAGTATGATTTATTGCATGATTTTATCAACTGGTGGATGATTGAAGAAAATACTCCAGAGGTGATAACTGGATGGAATATCCAACTGTATGATATTCCATATCTTGCCCGTCGTTTAGATCGTGTTCTTGGCGAAAAATTGATGAAGAGATTATCTCCTTGGGGTCTTGTCACTGAGGATGAAGTGTATATTTCTGGACGTAAGCATATTTCTTATGATGTTGGTGGAATCACTCAACTGGACTATCTGGATTTGTATAAAAAATTCACTTATACTAATCAAGAATCTTATCGTCTTGACCATATTGCAAATGTGGAATTGGGGCAGAAAAAACTTGACCACTCTGAGTTTGATACTTTTAAAGACTTCTACACCAAGGGTTGGCAAAAATTTGTAGAGTATAACATTCTTGACGTGAAACTTGTTGATCGTCTGGAAGATAAGATGAAACTTATTGAACTTGCCGTGACAATGGCACTTGACGCAAAGGTCAATTTTGTCGATGTGTTTTTTCAAGTAAGAATGTGGGACAGTATCATTTACAATTATCTCAAGAAGAGAAACATTGTAATTCCCCCAAAAGAACGTTCTGATAAGGATTCTAAGTATGCTGGTGCTTATGTTAAGGAACCGATTCCTGGAATGTATGATTGGGTGGTAAGTTTTGACTTGAACTCTCTGTACCCTCACCTGATTATGCAATACAACATCTCTCCAGAAACCCTTCTGGACGAGAGGCATCCAACTGTAACTGTTGATAAGATTCTAAATCAGGATCTTACCTTTGAGTTGTATAAAGATAAGGCAGTGTGTGCTAATGGAGCAATGTTCCGCAAAGATGTGCGTGGGTTCCTCCCAGAACTGATGGAAAAAATCTATCAAGACCGCACTATCTACAAAAAGAAAATGCTTGCAGCAAAGCAAGAATATGAAAAGACTAAAAATAAGGAATTAGTTAAAGAGATTGCTCGGTGTAACAATATCCAAATGGCGAGGAAGATTCAACTTAACTCTGCTTATGGTGCTATCGGCAATCAGTATTTCCGTTATTACAAATTAGCAAACGCTGAGGCAATCACTTTGTCTGGTCAGGTTTCTATCCGTTGGATTGAGAACAAGATGAATGCCTATCTA